TTTTCCTGCTGAAGACCTATGGCAACTGAGAGTTGTTCCGGTATAAAGATAGATGGTACTCCAATTCCATTTTAACTGGCATGATGTTGCTGTTCTAATTGGAAAATATTTGTCACCCATCAATTTTCCCAGTTGTCCTCAACTTCGTCCTCTTCTTCCTCAACTTCGTCTTCTTCTGCATAATCCTTGTCATTGTCAAGATACACTGTGAGAGCACGTTTAATATCTGAATCGCCTTTGAATGTATCTTTGATATCATCCACATCGCAGTCATTATCGATTAAGATAGAAACTACTGTTTCGGCTGCTTCGCTGCGATCCACTGTGTTCACATAACGCTTGAGTTCGGCCCAGATTTCACTGGCCACTGCTACTGATTCATTCATTCTGCTGTCTCCTCAGCGATACTTAGCTCTTCTTTGTGATTTCCAAAGTCTTTCATTGCACGGTCCAAACAACCTTCTTCGTTGGCTTCCCACTTCTTGCGGAACTTCTTGATGATCTCGCCATCGCTGGTCACAAACACTAGACTGTTGCCTTCTTTCTTCAAGAGACTGCGTTTCTCCATGAGATCCACCATGCCTGAGTAAGGGCTCATACCTGTCTCATAAGGAATTTTAACTTGTACACCTTCAAAAGGTTTTGAGTAACGTGTTTTCATTACCTTACAAGCAGCACGGATACCCATGACATCTGTGATCTTGTTGCCGTCCTCGTCCTCTTTGAGTTTGAGTTTTTTCATGGCCACAACAATTGAACTGGCGTAGATAAAACCTTGACCACCGGAGATCTTGTCGTCAGGGTCAAACATATCTTGTGATGCGTATGTATGGTTGGTACAAACCAACCCTACATTGTATGAACCAAACATGTTCACACAATTACGCACAAGACTGGTAAGTGCTTTGGGCTTACGACCCATATCACCTTTCATATCGCCTGCATCAAACTGATTCACGTCAGTAGGTGTGAGCAACATACCTAGACTGTCGATCACAAACATTACTTTAGGTCGTTCGCCATCAGGCAAGGCCTTGTAGTCGCTCATGAATGTTGAAATTGTCTTGGCCACATCATCGATCATGGCCATGCTTAATTTAAGCAGTTTGTCTTGGCCAGTGTCAACACCCAGTGCCTTGAGCCAGTCTTCGTCTAGAGCATTTTCACTGTCAATCAACACCACATAGATGCCTTGTGCTTGAGCGTTTTTGATGATGTTGCCGGAGCAGATGTAACTTTTACCTGCGCCCGATTCGCCCGCAAACACAGTGACTTTGCCCAACGGAATCCCCCGATTGAAGTCGCCGGAAATTAAATAGTTTAAAGCATAGTTGCCTGTACTAATCCAGTCTGTTGGATCATTGAAGCCAATCGAAAGGCCTTCAATACTTTTAGTTATTTCCTTGCGGAATTTGCTTACGTCAAATGGTTTTCCCATGATAGTTTCCTTTGTTGTTTAATACTAACTGATCTGATTGTGTGTTGTCTACTCAATTGATGAAATCCGTAATATGTATATTCCTCAATTGATCTTGTTGTGATATGTATGTGTCTAACTCAACTTGATTAGATTTATCGCTTGCAATGATAGCTGACAGATTGTTTAGCTGCGGGTTGGTACTTTGAGCATATTTTTCTTTGGCTTGTTGAGTTAACACATTGCTGTAACGAATATTCAATGATTCTGGGCTGTTGAGAATTGCAAAAGAGTGATGAAAATCATGTTGATCAACAAACTTAAAAATATTTTCCAAGTCATTGATGTTGAGAGCACTGACTGTAGTCCATAGATTCAAATCAAACAATCCATAAGATTTGTAGTTCATTAAATTTTTATAAAACTTATTCCATTTTAAAGGCCATCGAACATATTCATGTACCTTTTCAATGCCGTCAAAACTGACTGTAACTGTCACCTCAATGCCATTGGCATTAATCTCATTGAGTTTTGGTATCATCAAGCCGCAGTTGGTATTCACTCGCAACGATTTTAAATTTGGCGGTAAGTTATCCAACAGATGCTTATAGTTTTTACTAGCACTCGGTTCTCCTCCGTTGATATCTAAATGCAATATTTGATGCTGCGGTAAACTTTGAAACTTGCGGTAATTATCAAACTTTAAATACTGGGCAGGAGATATTAAACTACCAATCTTGGTGCTGAGTAATTCGCTACACATCTGACATGCAGCATTGCATATATTGTCAAGCACTCCGGCCACTTGTAAATATTCTCTCTGAGATTCATTATGATCTAGTTCGATAGCATTTAACCTTATACTGGATCCATTGAGTTCTTCTGTTTGTTGGCATCGGTGACATTCCAATGGCCATTTATCTTGACTTAGTTGATGTTTGATTTTGTGTAACCAACTGCTATCTCTCAGGTCCTCAATGCTGCCAAACTGCTGCGGCGATATCATGTGTCCGCACGTACTCACCGTGCCATTATGGTTGAATCTCACAAAATGATCAAGTCTAGGGCAATACATTTGTAATTTGTTTACTGATATCAAACGTCTCGTGATATAACTCTGAGTATTTTTCTTTAAGAACTTCTAGAATTTCCTCAAGAGTCACAGTTTTACCTATCAGATTAATAGTTAACACTTCGTCTATCTCGTTGAAAAATAATAAATTTTTATTTTTACTAAAAATTTCTAAGATTTCAGGATCAATGGTTGATTGATTTGCATGAACGTCTGTTATAGTAACTAGCTCTGACATTGGTCTCAAAGTTAGTGTGGCATTGGTGAATCTGCCAAGATTCAACAACCAATACAATTGAGGGCAACAATGTTTGTTCAAATAATGAGTTTGATTTAGAAAATACAGTGCTGTTTTTTTATCTATGTCAGGACCTAACTCTTTTATATACGTCTGAACTCCTGATAAAAATCTTCTATAAGGGTCACGAACAAATACTTCAATATTGGATATGTTTTTCAAATCCTCAAGATTTACTTCGAAATACTTTTCTCTAAGACTAGTAGTACCATTTTTAAAAATAGGATAAACATATTGATGTTGAGGTACTATTTCTAATACCTCAACATGGTTAGGAAATAAAAGCTGACCTAACCTTCCCAACATGTTACTTGTTCTGGCGTGCTCTTATCATGGCCAGGATGTCCTGTGTTTTGCTGTCACCGGCGGGCTTGGCCACAGGGGCAGCAGCCGCTGCTGGTTCATCATCAAAGCTGTCAGCAGGTGCTGCTTTGCTTGCTACTCGCAATGCAGGTTTGGCAACATCTTCGTCTGCATCAGCAGGTGCTGCCGCGCCGCCAGGAGCATTGACTCCTGCAGGACGGAAGTATTGTCCCCAACGCTCTGTGTCGTAAGGCTGACCATCTACGCTGGCTTCAAACATTTCTTTCATGACCCGCAGTTCCACATCTGTGGGTTTCTTGGGCAAGAATGAGCTCAAGTCAAACAGGCCATGTGCTTCCACCGCTGCTTGTTCTGCATCAGTCAATGCTGACTCTTTTCTAGCCCACTTGCTGCTGTTGTAGTCAGCAAAGCCACCTTTTTGTGTTTTGCTGATGCGGAAATCCAGACCGCGCATCATGTCAGTTGGCAATTCTTCCAACTCAGGATCCATTAACGCACCTTTGATCAGTGTGAACAGTTGAGGTCCAATGATGAAACGTCGGATGGGATTGTCCGGTGTTTTGTCGTCTGCAATGGGATTCTCACGAACAAATCCTTGAAAGATGTAACTGCGTTTCTTCCAGTATTTACGACCCATGTCCTCAAGGCTCTTGTCCTTGAACCAGGTACGTACTTCTGCCAAGATTGGGCAAGTTTCTTGCCACATCTCAACACATGGTACTTGTACCATTACTTGTTTTGAATCCATCTCTCCTTTGATGCCATTGAATGGCAGTCGGATCATTGCTCGTTCTGCCCAGAAGAATGTGTTTTTTCTATTGCCGTCGGGTAAAAAGCGCAAAGTGGCTGATTGACCTTCTTCCATGTTCCAATGCGGGTAAATGGATTTGTCACCGCCCCAGGTGGATTGCCCACCTTTATTCTCTGCTGCCTGTAGTCGTGCTCGAATTTCTGCTAAAGATGCCATAGTTTTTTCTCCTATAAAGTTGCCTATGTAATATGCCTATCTAAATTTTAGATCTAAGTTGCCTGTGCATACAAGTTGTATTGTATACGCTTTTATTTATGATTGCAAGTGCAATTGAAATGTTTTTTGTGTTAGTTTGTTCAGACCACACAATTGTAGAAATAAGTACTGTATGGCACAACATCAAATTTACGATACCTTGTCTGAGGTCAACTCTGTTGCTGACAATTTATGGTCAGTGACCAATTGCTTTGATACAGAGACATTCAAACACTTCAGCAACCTGCATCTTAATCATGACGAAACTTGGCACCGGCATGAAGATTGTTTGGAATACAGACTACAGCTCACCCCAGAATCTCCAACCATGATCAAAATGCGAGAACTCAGTCAAGCCATGATGCCCAAGATTGCCAACATTGTAGGTCACGATCTAGTGCCTGCTGAGTGTAAAGTTTGGTTGGATCTGTCAGATTGGCATTGCCCATACCATGCAGATGCGCCATTGTTGTTTGTGACTTACCAGGTGTATTTTTGGTCACATGGTGTTGTACATGGCACAGAGTTTTGCCATACTGAGCCACGCACAGATGTGAAGTTTGTGCCTAACACTGGGTACATCAATTTGAATCAAGATCAAAAAGTACATCACTCTGATAGAATGACTGGCACAAGATTAAGTGCTTGTTGGCAATACATTCGCAAAGTGTAGATTCACTGTTTCTCGTACTGAGTTGGGTGCAACTGGCGACTGTGTTCCAAAAAATGTTCTAGGCTGATTGATCATTAACCAAGCGTGATTGGGTTGGTATGCTATTTTGGTTAGATCAGCAGCGTTAAATTCCGAAATGTCAGCGTAGTCATTTGGATGATCAACATTGACTGTGGTGTTGTTGCAAAATACTGTGCTGAGTTCTGTTGACAAATCTTCCCCCATAAACACTTGAATAAAGCAACTAATTTCAGAATGCAGTCTATGCATCATAATTTTGCTGCCAGACAGATCAATGCTTGAATAAACTACCTGTGCTTTTACTGCATGGCCGGTCAGTTGTTGTATCCGTTCAGGTGCTTGCCTAAGTGCAATTTCTAGTGTGAAATTTGAACTCCAAGGTGTTAGTAATCTATTTGGATATTGTGTGGTCCAAGATTGGTTTGGACTATGTGGACTACGATAACTTTGCCGTACTGATTCAACATCATCAAAAAAGTCTGGCAGGTGCCAGACTGTGGGAAGGATTTGCTGGGCATTACTAAAATTTAGCATGCCTGTATTTAAATCATCTTATCAAGGCCAGAGATTTTATTCTTGCCAACAGCGCATCACCTTCTCGTGATTCACGAGTGACATCAACATTTGTAACAGTGTTGTTGGGCAGCCGTGGTGCTTTGTCTAGCGAGCTAAGTGGTGGTTCTTGGTCAAAAACTGGAGGCCCGAGATCGTCTCTGTCGCCGTAGGCAACTGGGTACGAGTCGTCAGAGCCTGGTATATCTGTATCTGGGTCTATACGGTTCATTGTTGGAGGCTGAACAACAGGTTCGTCCGAGTGAGGCAAGAA